TGCTTTGTTTCTACCATACAAAGCAAAATATAAATTAGCTTCTGTGCCTTCTTTTGTACCTAACACAAGTTGTATCATGTGATCATCTAGTTTAGTTGTAAAACAAAAAGAATTAGGTTGTGTAAGTGCAAACTCCACTGCCCCCCACATAAAGTTCTTTTTGTTTTCTGGGCTTTGGTCTGCAATGTAAGCATGCCAAGGTGTACTACCTGCGTTCATTGAGTCTAATGAATCTGCATACAACCTATCCCATTCTTCTGTTGTTATGCCACTTGTATCTGTTAATAGCGCACCTGTGTAAGACATATCTACCCCTTAAATTGTATTTCTTTTTTTACGCCTGTTGTTGTGCCTATAGTATTACCACTAGCACTCCAAAAAGTTTGATATGCGTACATGCTCGTATCTCCTGTAAATATGCTTTGAGAAGAAACTGATCTAGTAGACGAGTCTGCTATTTTGTACACTGTTCCGTCTATACATACAGAAGAAAAAGGTAACTCTGCACTTCCGTCAAGCTGTGTAAAACTCTCACGGTTGTTATATAAGGCTGTGTTGTTACTTAAAATATAAAAATAGAAGTTATTTGTACTACCACTTACTTGACTGACAACAGCGTATAAATAGTTTACAAAAGTGTCTGAAGGATAGTTAGGTAAAAATATTTCTTTTTTATAATCACTGGCATAACCACCAGTGTTTGTTTGATTAGAACCTGACTCATACACAGCGCCATATGAGTTCATGAAATAACCATAATTTGTAGCGCCTTTAGAACCTGTTGAGCCTACATTAATTATGGCTTCTGGCATTTGGTTGCCAACCAAAATACCCATTACTCAATACCACTGCCTACGATATGGTAAGCATCAGCTGAACTAGCAATAATAGTAGCCACCCCACCTATATTAATTTTTCTGGTAGTATCTGACCCTGTAACTGTTACAAGACTACCACCTGTAGCCCACGTGAGCGTATTACTAGCAGGGACAGATATAGTAATTTGTCCATTACTACTGCCAGTATTGATAATTGTCCACGTAGCACCGTAATAACTACCGAAAGTATCACCGCCATCTGGTAAAGTTAATGTAACTGCGCTATCTTTAGTCACAAGGTGTATTGCACCTATTTCAGCTACAGCCAATGTAAAACTATCTGTTTTAGATACAGCAGGTGTGTAGGGTGATGTCAACTTAGCTCTGCTAATATCTGTTTGACCTGTACCATTAGGCGCAATAGTGATATTACCATTAGTACCATCAGTAATAGTAATCGCACCAGAGTTAGTATTAGAGTTTGTTGTTAATAATAAATCTTGTGAGCCACTAGAAGTTAATTCTGCGACTGCAGAACCCGTACCTATAACAACTTCACCATCGCCATTAGGCACTAATTGAACATCACCATCTGTATCTGTAGCTGTTACAGCATTACCATCTAACGACAAATTATCTATAGCGAACGAGCCTGTTCTTGACTCATTTTCAAATACATTTGTCACGGTAGCACTGCCACTACCACCACCGTCAAATCTTACAAGGGCAGTTGCACCATTAGGTATTTCTAAATCTCTACCTGAGTTATATGTACCTTGAAATAAAACTAACGTGCGACTACTGTGCAAACTATTTTTGAAATAACAAATTTTTTCAACATCATTTGATTCTAACGTAACATAAGAACTAGCACCTAAATCACTAGCACTTGTAATTTCTATAAATAAATTATTTCCTGCCTCCGCTTCTGCCGCGCTCGCGTGTGTGAGGTCTATTGTCAAAGGTGAGCCACTAGAATTAGAAGTAGTAGCTATACTTACTTGACCATTTAAAGCTAAGTCAATAATATCGAAGTTGACGTTAGTAGTCGTACCCCACGTACCTGAGCCTTCACCTGTGGCTATTTTTTCTAAACCTACATTACTTGTAAATGAACTAGCCATTATGTAATCCTTATAATTGCATTAACAGAATCAGCAGCAGGGAATACAACCGTAAACGTGCCGTTTGTTACCGTTCTGTCTTCACCAAAATCTAATACCGCTATTGCCTTATTACTACTCGATGCGTTATATATAATTGCACCTCTAGCTGTAAACGTAGAGCTTGTAAACTCTTCATCATCAAAATCTACTATAGCTGTAGTGCCATCTAATTTAGGCGTACTACTTGCCATCGCTAATGCTTGACCACCTGCTGTATAACCAGAAGCAGTTGCACCATCGTCTTGTGTTGCACTCACCTCATTAGTTGCAGCATAAGCTGTAATTGTATTATCTACTACAGTTGAACTGCCACCATAGCTCGTGCCGACAGCCTCTTTTGTGTACAAAGCTATTTGTATGGCGTTCGTGCCAAATATATGCTCGCCTTTTAACAGTTCGTTTTTAAACGAATCACATATGTAGTTACCGTCAAATGCCATTTATTGTTTCTGCCTTATTAATTGACCAACACGATATTCATCTTGTGTTTCTTTTGCTTCACCTAATAATTTCAAACCTGCAAGTGATTCTTGGAATTGTTGCTCATACATAGCTAATAAATCAGGCTCGCCTTTTAAAAATATATACGCTTCTACTAATGCGCCATACAACAATGCTCTAGGTGCGTTTGTAGAAAGCCAAGTAGTACCCGTAACAGCAGTATCACCATACGCTTGTGTAGTAGAAACATCTACTAAACTTTCTGGTCTATACAAGTAATTTACAGTCAGGGTATAGGTTGCGTTAGATTTAGGAGATACTCTGAGTTCTGTCACAGGCGTTTTACCATCAGTATCTGTTTCTGAACTACTAACTACCGCATAATATTTAGGTATACCACTTGCGCTAGTAGATGAATCATTTTCTACAACAAACGCATGGTCTTTTAATTCTAAACCAACCAGTGATTGAACTCCGTTTTGGGTGACTCTTACACTCACAGATAAAGGTGCTAAAAAATCATCAGGCATTACTACACGGCTAGAAGTGCCTGAAGTAAGTGATAAGCTGGTTTGTTTACGGAACACATTAAGTTGCACGTTTTTTAACATGCGTTCTTCTGCATTTTTTATAAACGTATCTATAGTGTTTCCAAAAATTGTTTCATCAACTTCTGTATAGTTTTTTATATCCGTTTGTAACTGTGCTAATGTATAACTCATGTTGTCACCGTAACTAAGCCAATCGCGCTTTTAAGTTCTGGTACAGGTAGTTCAAACAATGCTGCGTCACTCGCAAAATCATCACCTGTGTTTTTAATCCTAATAGTAAACACACCACCTTCTTCCTGTTGGTCTGTTCTTGGTTCAAACAAAGCCTCTGGGTCAGAAGCATGAGGCAACGGGTCTAATTGTGGCTCTTTAGTTTCAAAACATTGTTTACAAACCTTATGCCCATTCCACTCTTTTTTTAACTCTAAATATTTGTATTGAAAACCACACCTGTCGCAAAGTGCTAACGCTCTTTTACCTATAGCGTAATTAG